TGTACTCTTCAGTGTCATATTCGACACCACGATAAGTGACTGTTGCCATTTGCTTGTCCTCGGTAGTAGGGGTTTTTAATCCCGTTCCTTCAGTCGGCATTTGCGTCCTCGAAAGAGGATGAACGATTCCGTTCCGTGTCGGCTTACTTGCGTCCCTTGCGGGATGAACGTTGTGTTAATTCTAACACATTCCTATTATATAGGCAAGTAAAATTGTAATATCTGTTACATTTTTAAAAAATCTTAAGGATTCAAAAATTTTGCCGAATTTTTTTTGCGTTATTTTTGGATTTATCTTCTCTTTTTCTTTTCCTTTGGTTTCCGATACAACCACAAACCTGGTTTGATATTACCCTTACCATAGTTAATTGATATTAAATTTCTTTTAAATTTATCATAATACATATCAAACAATGTTACTTGAGTTCCTCTAGTTAAATCATGAAATGTTTTATCATCAATTTTATATTCAATAATATATGCGTCTGTTGGAAATTGAGTGCTACTTAATTGTTCAGACGTAGCCTTTTCAACAAGTATTTCACATCCATATTTTTCTTTGAGAGATTCTTTTTCCTTTTGAGACCAAGAACTTGATGGTTTGGTAGCAGTTTCAGTCATGATCTACCTCCCCATTTTATATCTGGATATGCTTCTGCTACAATCTCTTTCGTAATTTTATAAATTTCCCCCAATTTCTTATCCTTACATGCGATAACAATCTCTGCTTCCAAAGGATGTAATCCTTCTAGAATGTTTATAAACATTGATTCTCTACGAAGATTATTCAATCCATCATCACCACCCTTTATGAAACGATAAAAATGTCTTGCCTCTCTTCGAATCGTCGTGTGTCCCTGTTGGTCACTAACTCCCAAAGAAAAATTATCTTGAGAGTGCATAGATCGAACTTCTTCCGAAATTCTACCACTTACACCTCCAGAATAAGCATTTTGCTCATCATAACCTGTGTAAGGAACTTCGCCTGGTGGAAGAATACTAATTACACTCTCATCAAAATTCCAAATTAAAATAACCTTCAATGGAAGTTCCTCATATTTTCGAAGAGCTTCAATTTTCTTTGCCTTCGTTCTTTGTTTTGATACTAAGTCTAGTATTTCAAACACAAAAGGATTTCTAGGTAAGTCAAGACTTACTGGTTTTTTGACTGTGACTGTTTTTGCCTTTCTAGGTTTACGAGTCGTCGTCTTCTTCGTTGCTGTCATAATTTTCAAATCTAAATGCGACAATTTCATCAGGAACTAAATTTCCATTCTCATCAAACATCTCTGGATGAGGTTTTGGTATTTCTTGATAGTTCATCAGATAATCTCTAATCAACCATCCACTCACAACACCAATAGAAAATAATAAAAATGAGATAGGTAATGCGATTATTAAGATAACTTCTGTAGTCAACTTAATACCTCCTTTATTTGGTTTAGGTTTATTGAGTATAAGCTCAACACCACGATTGACCTTAAGGTCGTTTTTATTTATCTCAGACGTTGATAACTTTTTTTTCTTGGAGGAATTTGATTGAGTCAACACATCCTCCTAATTTTTTTCCGTCAACTGTAACTTGAGGAAACGTAGATCCCTCACCAAATTCATCATAAAAAGATTTTTTATCAAAATGTTCATCTAAATTATACACCACATATCTTAATTTTGTCAAGTCTAAAACTTTTTTTATTTTACTACAATAAGGACAACCCTCTTTTGAATAGACAGCAAAATTCATTTACTTCTTAAAATTATATTTATATCTAATAATAGTATATCATACTTTACAAATATTACATCATAGGTTCAACATCTTCTTCGTAATTAAATGTAAGGTCATTCCAATGTTTAGGTCTTTTAAAGTGATCGTTTGATTCGGTAGAGGATACAAAAAGCCAGTCACCAACTCGATCTCCCTTTGATGCATCTAGTACCCACATTGAATCTAAATCGAATAAAAGTATACTTTTGGAATTAGATGCAATTGCTTCATTTATGAGAGATATCTCTGAATCAGTATCAGGATATTTATATTTGTTTGCATAATTCTCTTCCTCAAGTTCTTCCCATCCATCTGCGATCATCTCTTCAAGAGTTTTTTTCTCATGAGTTGCAAGGTTGTAATAGTAGGTTACTTTTTCAGATTCGTTTTGAACCATAGTCTTAAATGGTAAATGTATTTGTAGTAGTTAAAAAGGCAAATCTAAAAGAAGCGAACATATTAGCAGTAGCATTATTTGAAGTCTCACAAAACACGTAAAAACTTCCATCATTACCATCCTCCTGACAAGGACCAGTTTGACTACAACCAGATGGTACCGCAGCAGTCCTATAAGACCAAGGACCATTACTATAAATGGTAGTATTAACTGTATTAAAACTTAAATTTCCATTTTCCCATTCAGGTTCCATGTCGTTTGATGGACTAACACCGAAAGCTCCTGAACTTTGACCCTTCCAACCAGTAAATGAAGAAGAAGGAGGTGATAAATCAGTGGTCACACTATTTACGGTCATTTTCATACGTTGAAAAGCTGCATCTCCTCTAAAACCTTGATTATTACTTTTAGCATAAAGAAGCACCATTCTACCTGTTCCTTTAATACCATTTGCAATCAAATCAATACTACCATCTTTCCAAGATTGGTTACCATTAGTTTGCTTTTCTCCACTAACCTCAGAAGTGCTGGTGCCATCAGCAAGTCCTGTTAATTGAGTAAGAGTTCCTGAATAAGTGCCTGTTCCAGATGACCAATACCACCGAAAAAATCCTATATCACTACCATGCATATAATACTTATAAGTAAACGTAGCGTATGCTTGTGTAAGAAAGGTTGATTGACCTGCAAGACTGAGAGATGATATTTTCATTTATTTAAACACACTGCGATTAGCTAAGATTACGTAAACATTAGTATTTGTTTTAAAAATCTGGTATGTATATACGTCAAAATCACCACTAGAACTAGCAGAAGATGGTTCACCATCATTTAACCATTTAAGTATGGTACCAGTAGCAGTACCATCAATAGTGACGTTTTGATAATATCCACTTCCCCCTGAAGCAGCTATTAGTGTAACAGTTAATGAATCACCAATTGCCATAATCGAGTTTATGTTTGAAACAGTAGAGGTGATATTTGGTGTAGCATTTGCTGTTTCACCAGATGTAAACAAAAAGACATTACCATCATCAATATCTAAATCAGAAGCAGCACTTACCTTATTAGCAATTAAATTTGCTTTCTCTAATACCTGAGGACCTAGTTTGGTTGTTCCTATCTCAACTACACCATCAGATTTAATGCGAACTTTTTCTGTTGATGATCCAGAATTTGTCGTATAGATTGCTAAATCACCACTCTCTGATCCAGCAGTGTTAGATGTGCACTCTGCTTGAAGTTTTACAGTATCAACAGCAGTATTACCACTATTTTTAAAGAAAAATGCTTGTCTTAAGGTTTTACCAACACCACTAGTATTATGTTTTAATGAAAGAGCAAAGCAATGACCTGTGCTATGACCACTTATTTGAAATTCATAATTAGTTGATGTGGTTGGTGAATTTGCATCTGGACCTATTTTTGTTTGAGTAGAGAGGAAACGAGCAACACCTGAATTATTCATCGTAAATAAAAGTGTGCCATCAGCTCCTATACCACTAGTTGGATAACTTATGAAATTATTTGAATTTCCATTAGAAATTAACTTTTCACCAATAGTAATGTTACCGAAAGTAGGAGAATTACTTGTATTGAGAGATTGGTTTGCAGTAAATGTCGTATATCCAGCACCATTGGTTAATTGATTATTGTTAGTAACATTAGTTGCACCGTCAGCTACGTTTAATATTGATCTAGCTTCTGATGCTGTTAAGAATTGTGGATCTCCAGTACCAGAAGCTTCACGACCTAAAATTCTGTCTGTAGGCATGTCTGCCAATTTTGCAGTGCTCACAGAATTATTTGCAAGTTGAGTTGTACCAACACTTCCATCTACAAGTTGTGCTGCTCCTACAGCATCATCTGCGATCTTAGCTTGAGTAACAGCATCAGATGCAAGTTTAGCAGTAGTAACATTTGCATCAGCTATTCTTGCAGTGGTAATAGCACCACTACCAATTCTTGCTGCTGGTAACGTTCCCGAAGTTAATAATGCTGCAGAATGATTTGGTAGTCTTGATGCTGAAATATTTCCTGAACTATCGAGAACATCGTTTCCATTAACTTGAAAAACACCAGTGTTTGTAAAAGTAAAAGTATGTTGTGTTCCAAAATCTTCCTGTAAGTCAGTTAAAATTCTAACAGCTCCATCAGAAAGTAAAAATATATCCTCTGGATCTACATCTATATCAGAGTTTTGGAATGTTCTTCCAACATCACCATTAGCTAAAATCAATGAGTCATCAGAAGAGGTAATCATCAAAGCACCTCTACCGCTTACCTGTGAAATAGAACCATTAGCACCAAAAGTTATATAATCATGCTGTTGACTTGTTGGGTTGTCTGGGATGGTAGTATTATCTGGGAAGGCAATTTTTCCACTCTGACCCATGGTCACAGTGCCTGTAAATGTTCCAGTGATAGATTCTAAACTTAGTAAATCTGCATGGTTGAAATCTACTATTGTTCCACCCAAAGTTCCTGTTGAAGAATTAAATGTTAGATTACTTCCAGTCTTAGGTGCTAAATTACCAGTCGCAGCAGTTACAAACAATGGGAAGCAAGTTGTATCACTAGACTCATCAGCAACAGTAACAGTCGAAGCGTTTGTAGCTGATGCAATAGTATCGTCAGACTTAACAAGACCTACACCACCAACAGTAGGTCTAGAGTTAAAATTAACAACATTTGAGTTATAAGGATAATGGAAAACTTCAGTCCTTGTTCCAGCTGAAATTCTGTAAAAAGTTATATGATCAGCAGATTCACCACTTACAAAGCTTGGTGTGCCGTCACCATTATAAGATATACCACCACCATGAGAACCATTATCTTGACTTACTTCAAAAACTCCTGTGCCTTGCCCATCACCCCCAGCTCTGACTATCGCATTACCACCGTTATCACATTTAACATTTAAAAGTGTGCTTGTACCATTATCAACAGTTAAATTTGCACTAAACGTATCATCTGTGTTTGACCTTAAATAATTAGAACCCTCCACACCATCTAATGTGTCCGCGTCTAAACCACTACCAGATCCGTCATTAAATTCATTCCAAACCTTTCCAAAATTAGTTCCATCTTGACTAAAACTAAGATTATCTCTTATAAGTAACCTAGCATCATCTTCTTTGTTTTTTATATCCAAATATCCAGCAGAGTTCCATTGAATATAAGCTTTTGAGGTTGAACCTTCAGTAAATTGAATATAAGGATCATCAGAACCTCGTAAATCTATTTTTGCGTTTTGGTTGTTGTTAAAAGTTAAAGCAAAAGCATCGGTTGAAGTAATAGTTAATGTACCACTTGTAAACGAATCATTTGCATTTGATCTTAAGTAACTACTACCATGCGCTCCATCTAATAGGTCAGCATGTAGTCCAGAACCTGCTCCATCATTTTCTGCTGTCCAGACTGTATTTCCACGCCAACTTAATCCTGTCGAACCACTAGCAACGAGTAATTGGTTAGTAGAATCATTTCCACCATTTCTTATATAAACATTTGAACCACTTGAAGCTGAAATAAATGTATGTGTATCAGCAGATATAATCATATACTCACTACCACTCATACTTGTATGATAAAGTCCTTTATAATCTGAACTTCCAGTCCAATCACCGACTCTTGCTCCGTTAAATGTGGAATTAGAAGTCGCAGTAACACTTCCT